ACCATCGCTACCACATCAAGCGTAGCGACCCTTTGGACCACTCTCCTAGTACGGAGTGGCCCACCTCAACTTGGTGTCGACGGTTGAGGGACGTCCAGAACGTTCCAGATGCCGGTCATCAGCGGATGGCATACCACTGATCAGAGTTTGCCAAGTATCTTCATCTTGGCCGAGCTCTGCTAGGACCAGACACTTGAGTAGGGCGCCAGAGTCTTCCAGCAATGAAGCTGGAATTCTCGGTCGAAGAGTCCAACCCTTGACAAGGGGTCGGTGCAATTCGTCGCAGTTCCTAGTGGCTTGATAGCCAAGGTAACTGTAGCGTCCTAACACCGGAGAGGTCTCGAGTACTACCGGAAGCGGGATTAGCCGTCCCAGCATTTCGTCGAGGTATCTTGCCGACTTCCACAAACCACTGAAGTATAGGTGGTTGCGGAATTCAAGCGTAGATACAATCTCCGGAACGTCCTTGCGGTTGGAAGGGAACTTACGACGCATTTTCACGATTGAAACATCGTGACCGTCGTAGTATTCCTTCCCGCAACTCTCTCGGAATTTGCCATTCCAGAAAGACTTGCTCTCAGAAACTTGAAGCCCAAAAGCCTCAAGTTCCGAGATAACCGCGGGTACATAGTCTACAGGGACAATAATATCGTCTCCGTAGACACGCACCTGGCCCAGGAAGGAACGAATCTTCCTGGGGGTTAGCTGGCAGTTGAGCTCTCGCTCTATCGCAACGAAGATGATGGTCGCAAAGACCATCGCCTCCATTGGAAAGGTGAGAGCTGAACCCATAGACGCGAACTTGGCTAGGCGAATTACGCCATGGCCAGGCACATCAGCCTTCCGGGATCTGCTTGAATCCACTGCATCGTTGAGATGTCTGTGGTTTCGAAGCAGGACTCGTACATGCTGATTGCTGACGCGGTCGGAGGCTTCTCTGAGATCCAGAGTTGCGAGGGCTCCATTCCTAGAGCCCTCTTGAGCAAGGTGCTGATTAGGCACCTGACTTGCCCATCCGACAAAGCCCGAAGCGATGTCATCTGCTTCGACGGCTTTCCTGAATGCACCCAGTAGGCCTTGTTGCATGTATTGCATGCAAGTAGGCTCGACTGCAATGATTCGGGGCGACTTGAGCGTCTTAGGCACAGTGATGACCCTGACGGGTCGCTCTGTCCCAGGTTCGAGGATGCGCACATTGGTGAGGTCTTGGAAATACCTCCAGCTGGAAGCAAGATGCTCCCCATGAGGGAACACTTGTTCCAGTCGCTCGGTCCACTCACGCTGATTCCACTTCGCGTTTCCGCGGAGTTTGTCAGCTGTGGCGCCGGGACCATGCTTTGCGGTGATTTCTCCGTCGTAGACCTTTCGGTCCACGGCTGAAAGAACATCAGCGAAAAGCAAAGTGCTGATACGAGAGTAACGCCGGATCCTGTCAGGATCCAGCCTCGTGTCGGCATTGCGTACATCCTGCTCACACTCCATGTATCTGTCGATGGCACGCCTATCACGCACGGTTGTGCATGGTAGGTTAATCTTTGCATACATCAACGTGAGTTGACGTATTGCGTGGATGTGTGTCACCGACGGATTCTGGAGCAACTGACCAGAACCACGATCGAACACATGGTCAAGGAAACCTCCGAGAAATCGGGGGAGCCCCCCAGTTCGTGAGAATCCAACGAACTGGTCGTGACCGACGAAACCTTGGTCCAGACTTTTTTGGAAGTCCGTACCGAAGTTCGACAGGGATATCGTAAGAAACGATAGCCCCTCGTGTTCGAAACGCCTCGCGATCGTTTTGAAATCGCGAGTGGTGCTTGTGTGACACCAGGTCCCCAGATCTTCGAGGACCAACTGCATGAACGACATCAGGCTTTTCAAGGCTTCCTCCACTCAATGTTGGGGGTGAGTCTTCCCTAGCTCTGATGTTCGGCTGAGGTAGACCAGAGAGGAGGTCTTCGTGCTCCCGGGAAGGGAACATGTGGGACCTCCTCTCTAGATCTACGGGCAGGGGAGATAGATTATCTCCTTCCCCTGGTCAGTTCTCACCACCAAGAAACTTGGTGATGTTGGCACCGGAAGTGGCCTGGAGATTGGCCAAGTAGCCGTCAATGACGGCCTTCTGCTCCGCGACGCTGTAGCCAACGATCGGCACGTCCGCAACGATGTAAAAACTCATCGAATACGGAGTGTTGACCGCCGGCATCAGCGGATCGGG